CTTGGGTTGGCTTGCTGGAACTCCATCAATTGTTCCATTGAACTAAATTGACCACCTCCCGGTTGAGCCATAGTTTGGGGGCCACCCTTGCCTGATGTCATTGCGTTCATACCTTGCTGGTATTCGTTCTCTGCCGCTTGCTGCTGTGCAGCTTGATCGGCCATAGCCTGAGACATATCATTAATACGATTGCGTTCCGCTACGCTCATCATCTCCATTGGACGAGGCGCAAGACGCTGTGAACCACCAAGCACATCATAGTTCTGTGCAGCATATTGGAACGCTGGACTCATGTTTGGGGTATCGGCATTACGAGCCGCAGCCATATAGTAAGGAACCTGACCCGCACCCTGCTGAGACTCGAACATACCCAAAGCAGCTTGGCGCATCTCAGGCGTGATCTCTGTCGGCGCAGGTGGCTTCTGGCTTTCCATGTACTCGTTGTAACGCTTTAGGTTATCAGCGTACATGTCAGCATTTGCTGTGGCACCACCTAGTGACCCTATCCCGGCATTCATAGCGTCTTTTATCCTTTGATCGGCAGCGCCTTCGCTCTTGCCCACGTTTGCATGGAACGCATCTGATGCAGCCTTAGCCGCTGAAGTGGGAGGGCCAGTAACACTGGCTTTGAACTTATCCATAAAGCTCTTTTCTTTTGGCACTGATGCCGATCTTGTCCTTGCTTTCGGCTTTGTTTGTTTAAAAGTATCAGAGTTTGGTGAACTGTTCTCAGGCATTACATAACTCCTCCGTCTGCGGATTGTGGCATTGTTACGGTAATAGCCGTGTGCCGTTTGGTTGTATCAGTCCATGTCTCACCACAGTCTGGACAGTTGCCATCAGGGTATGACGCTACTTCTTCTGGTGTGTCCACCAAGTTATCGCAGTTGTGGCACTGTATAGTATCTACAGAGGTAGCAGGCTTCCAGCGGCTTCCGTCTGACATTGTAATGATTGTTGCATCGCTCATATTACTATCCTTAGTTCGCCAGTAGAAGTTTTATACACATCATTTACAGACAATCCACCAGCTACAGCGGCGGCGTTATTGGCATATGCTGGTAAGTTTAACAGGTTTAAAGTATTAAATACAGCCGTGCCGGGGTTTTGTGCCTGAGCAAGATATACAGAGAACGCCCGCACCACTTCTGACATGTACCGCTGATCGTAGGCTTGCGGTGCAATCGGGAAGTATGGGACTGGAGCTTCTCTTACTGACATTACCTGCGACCGTCCTGTCTGACATCCATGCGAGGAGACCCAAGCCGCCAAGTCATGCCTGTTTCGTTAGAGTCCACACGCAAAGCCATTGATCGTCCGCGCAACCTTATGTTTGCCTGATTTGTAAACTGCTCTACTGGAACAGTAGCTGTCTTTGTTATTATGCTATCATCTTCCTGTAGATAATTGCCGCCGGGGAAGTTCCTTGCTTTCATCGTAAACGTAACAGACGGAGAACTCGCAGTTGAGTCCCTGAACGTAACGTCTGGGATGATCCGACTTACAAACGAGAAGCTGTTACCGTCCCCAATATCAAACTGACTAGACTCAATATACGCAGATATTGCAGTTGGAGGGTTTTGGCTTCCGTCATCAAACCCATTCTCATGCGTGTACAGATATCCATCCAACCCTGCCGCAATAGGGTTTTGCTCAACACCACGGTCTATCCAAGCACCACGAGCTAAGGTGCCGTAATACCAGACGTTCTGTTGATAGTTATAAACAACATAGCGGTCTACATTTTCACTATTGGCAGAGGCGTAATACCACCAAATTTCAGAGAATGACGTATTAGATGCGGCAAATACTTTTTCAGATTGGTTCTGATTAAAATCAGAAAAGACGTAATCGCGTACTGTGCAGGGTAACTTTTGAACAGCACCCGTGTAGATGTAGAACTCGTTATTACCCATCCAAAAGACGTTATCTTCAATTGCTATCGCCGAGTTGGGACTTGCTATTGTCACGTTCTCTGAGATCATGTTGATCCCAAATGTAAACGGTGGGCCTAAGTACTGCATTACATGTAGAGATGCGTCTGTGAATACCAATATTTGTTGGCGGGTCTCAAGTGCCGTAACAATTCTTGACCCAGAACCGATAAGCAAGTCTCCCGCAGTATTGGTTGTTGTTGGAGTCCAGTCTGCGGCATTTTCCTGATCGGAGAACCTTATTAGCAAAGGGTCTTGCGTGGCACTGCCTAAAGCGTTGCAACCAAATGCAATCACATGCCTGTCAACATCAGAGACAATAACCTTAGCGGCAACTGTTGGAGTGTTGCTGGCCCCGGCAAGAGAACTTAATGGAACGGCTCTTGTAGTTAATGGAGCTACTGCTGATGCGTCCCAATAATAAATACCGCCATTGTACACGTTTATTATCAAGTCTTCCCCGAAGTTATCGTGTGACCATAGACGCAATGTATCTGTTAAAGTATCAATAACCGCCGCAGAGTTCCAAGCACCACGCGACCAAGTTCCAGCGCCCCACCCATTGCCATACACAGAAGTATCCAGACCCGTGTTGATCTGATATGCGCCTACGACAGAGGAGCCACCATTCCCCGAATCAGAACTGTTTGCCGTAACGGCAACTGGAGTATACACACCATCAACGGTAATATCGGCAACGCTATTTACTTCTCTGGCAGTTATTGTGTAGCTGTTGCTACCCACGATAGAGTTAATCTTATACTCTTGGTTTAAGACATTCGCCGTAATTAACCCACCTAAAGACACCGCGCCGCTAAAGGTAACAAAATCTCCTGCCACCGCGCCGTGGTTTGTATCGGTCACAGTAATTGTAGATGAGCCGTTTGATGCAGCAAAGGTTACATCCCCCGCAGAGGTTGTTACCCTGATAGGGGTAATGTCGTAATAGCCCTGACCCTCTTCGATGTAGTACTTATCATTAGTTCCAAGCCCTAAATAATTATTTAGAGCAATCGTTCTCCAAGAATGCAATGCCCGACACGAACCAAGAAAAGACTTGCTTCCAAGTTTTGTCCAACCACCAATCTTCTCAGGATAACCCATGCGAAACCGCACTTTGTCCATATCGTACCAACCACCCTCGTTGCTATACGAGGTGGATTCTCTGTTGATACCGGGCTGGAACTGAAGTTTGGTTAACGGCATTGGGCATCCTTACGGTTTAGTAGGCCAGTCAGCCTCATCCAAGTGGGGCCAGTTAGCGTGGCTTGTGATGTCACGCAGTGCTTGACGATATGCTGTTTGTTCAGCGGTCATAGTGAGATCAGATGATGCCCACCAGTCTGTTTCAGCGATAAGGCTGTAACGAACATCACGATTGCTATTAGCTGCCTGATCGTCATATGCCTGCACTTCTTCAGACGTTTTGCTTTCTACTGTCCAACCTAAAGTCCAACTGCCATCAACTAAAGTTGGTGACGCATCCTGTATGGCCTTTTGTGTGCGGTCATCTACACTTGGCACATCAGCAAGTGTGACGGGGTATACCCCCCAGTCAGCAAGCATCTCCCCGCTAGGCGTTTTAGGAAAAGATGTATTCGGGTTGTCACGGCGCAGATTGCCAAGCGTGTAAGGATATTGCTCTACTGCCCCGTTTGATACTTTAACGTACATTTAAGTACTCCTTTCGATCACTCTAAAATCTCGTCATCAATAGTCCACGTTATCGCAGAGTTTGTCGTCATTGACGCACTCGACGTTGTTACGCTTTCAGCAATTAAACTTGCGCCCGTGGCACTGGTGTAATAAACTGGATTAGTTCCCGCTGTTGTCATAGAAGTGCTTTTAATTACAAAATTGCCAAATGTCCCAGTAATTGATCCATCTTTTGGTAGCTTTGCAATGATCCGTTTTAATGGACTTCCGTCATAAATAAACCCTGCCGCAATAATAGCATCATCTGTTAACACCATATTACCACTAAATAAGCCGGGCTTACCGTTGTAGACAACTTGGCGAGTCCAATTTTCTGACCCATCAGAAGATGCAATACTCATAAATGCTGGAACAACGCTACCTGTAGCCGTATCTGTTGTATATCCGTTTAAAAACACGTCAGTATCATCCGTTTGCACATCTCTGTACAAAACTGGATTTCCTGTAGTAACTTCATCCCAATTTAAGCCCCAAGAAATACTGCCGCCATTATCCGGGAACTTAACTATCGCTGTTCCAAATCCGCTGTAAGCAGCCCCTGCAACATAACAGTTGCCACTACTGTCTATTGCTCCAGTAAATCCCTCAAATACGTTAGAGCTACTAGGATATGCAGCGACAGCTTCCCAATCAAATGCTGAACCTGTGGTGTTTAGAACCATTGCATAAGCACGATAGTTTGGGGGTGAGCCATATCTAACTGCACCAAACAAAACAATCTCGTCATTTGGCCCGACAGCCACTTTACGCATTGTGGAGTTTTGATTGAACGGCCTTGGCAATACAACATTCCGAGCAGAAACAGCGGCAAGAGTGCTTGGATTTACCCGCAGAACACTTACGTTCACACCACCAGTGATTGGACTTGCCGCTGCATAAACTAACGTCCCATCACTTTGCACGCCAGTAAATGAATAGTCGCTGAAAGCCATCGCCTCAAATGCGCCTATGTCTGTGACAAGGGTTGTAGACCCATTTGAGGCACTTAGTTTATATGCGCTTACTCTCGTTCCACCCCGCTGCAACGCAAGCACAATTGGGTTGTCGCTACTGTCAAATTGTATACCAAAGGCCGCAGTACCTGACGAACTTGGCGCTGGCGTTAGTCTCTTTCCCCATTGAAATGTGCCTTCAGGATCAAACTTTGTTACAGTTTGACCATACTGGCTGTCACCATACCCAGTAACTATTGGCTCCATGAAATATACGTTTCCACTGCTATCAACGGCAACTTGCTGGTTTTCATCGCCGTAACTCAACGCCGTGTTCTGCAAAACTGCGGCCCAGTATGTTTCCTCGCCAGCCGCAGAACTAAATAGTGTACGCTTCCAGCTAGACATTATACAGAACTCCCTACATACACACCGTAAAGTGTTGAAGATGTTTTATAAAAAACTAAGGTGTCATTTGCCGTCAGCGTTGGTGCATTATTCCCACCCCTAGAAACCCAAGTTATAGTTGGAAAAGTAACCGTATAAGATGATCCGTTTATAAGCGACAAAGACATACTCTGACCGCTTGATAAACTGTCGGTAAAGGTGACATTGCCGCTCAATGTCTTAACCTGCATTGTCCCGTTGTTGGGATCAAGCGCAGTGCCTGTTAGGGTAAAGACAGTTTCAATGGTTGAGTTTGAAAACGTAACGTCTCCATTTGCATCAGCCGTGACGACTTTGCTGGCCTGTGACGTGCCAAGCGTTGTGATGTCGCTGTAGTTCAATTCTGCGGCTGTAGCCGTAACGCCGTCAAGAATGTTCAACTCGGCAGTGGTAGATGTAACCCCGTCGAGAATGTTTAATTCTGCGGTGGTAGATGTTACGCCGTCGAGAATATTGATTTCCGCTGCCGTAGCCGTGAGGCCCAAATTAGTCAGTGCAGTAACAGCACTAGCCAAATCAGAAAGGTTGTTGGCAGAAGTAAGTACACCTGAAAGGTCTGCACCAAAGCTCGTGACTGCCGCGCCTGATCCTGCACCATCGCAGTAAATAATGTCTGTTGCTCCGTTAGCAACGGTCACATTAGAGCCAGACCCCTGACTGATTATAACGCTCTGACCAGAGGTGTTGACAATAAAGTACTGTTTGCTCTGATCGTTCGGAGTAACCGTTACCGTGTTCGTCCCGCTAGGTGATCCGCCAAATACGAGAACCTTATACTGACCATCAGACAACGCACCGTCAGAAGTGGACAGTGTATGCGTTGTGCCAGAAAGTGCAATTGAACCTACACCGCTCGTCAGTCGGTCAACAATCTGGAGGTTTGTATTTGTAGTATCGCCCCATGTACCCGACTGTTCGCCGTCAGCGATAAGTTCTATGCCTGTGTTGACTGCGTATGTACTAGCCATGTTTTTTTCCTATGCCGCTATCTCTGTCCATGTAGTACCCGGATCAGGGACGATCTTGCCCCAAACTAGCACAGCTTGCACTTCTCCGCTACCCTCAACTCCTGTTGGGAATACTCTGGCAGTGCCAGTGACCGAGGCAATTGAGCCAACCGCAGAAGTAGCTGACACACCTGTGACAGGCACGTTAACGCCTTGGCCCTCGTTAACTGTGACCGAACCAACCGCAGAAGTAGCTTCGAGACCTGTTGTTGGGACAATCGCGCCAGCTTCGGCAGTAACAGCGCCAACAGCGCCTGTGGCCGAGACCCCCGTTACAGTTACGTTAGAATCTGCGCTAACCGCTGCCGTGCCGACAACTCCAGTTCCTGTGACCCCCACAAGGCTGACAGTGCTGTCCCCTGAAATCGAAGGAGAGCCAACTCCACCGGTCGCTGCGATGCCCGTCGGACTTACAACGGCGGTTCCTGTGACACTGGTTATAGCGCCCACAGAGGCCGTTGCCTCAACGCCAGTTGGGAATACCCTGTTGACGTTCCGTGCAGTTACCGCACCAACCTGAGCAGAAGCAGAAGCGCCAGTGATTGAGACACTGACATCGACAACACCGTTGTCGGAAAAAGCTGACTGCGCAAATGGTGTAAAGCCGAACATTAGTTACCCCTTACGCATAAGCTGCCGATGATAAAACGCCGACCCAATTACTCCCGCCATCTCTACTGTAGAATACATATAGGTTGCTTGCGCCACTTGCAGGTGCATCTGGGGCTGTACCACCAGCCCAGTCTACAGATGCGGGCCATGTAAGAGTGGAGCCGTTTCCTGTTACCTGTAGGATGAAGCCGCTAGACATTCCGCTTGTAGCACCACTGAATGTAAATGTGGTGTTGCCTGACATTGTAAGACTAAATGCGCCGCCATTGTTTACATTACAGGTCGGAGATGTGCCTGATAGTGCGTCATAGTCCTCACGCAATGAACCATCATACAAATATAGACCATTTGCATCAATCCGCATATACTCGGTGCCATTAACGTAAAAACCTGTGCGGCTGTCACGGACGTGCTGAATTGCCCAGCTGCCATCACTATCTAAAAAGCCAATACCATTGCCGCTATCTGCATAAACAGAGCCTCTGTAGCTACCGCTATTGGTCTCAAGGCGCAGTTGCATAGTGCTGTCAGCGTCCATGATGGTCCACTGTCCACTGGCCTCACTCATAAAGTGTGCGCCTGTAGATGTATTATACAGACCCGAACCAGCATTATTGTTACGGAACCAACCGTTAGAATACACCTCTTGGAAGGTTGGGCTGCTGCTTGTATCCAAGGCTTGGTTCGCTGTGTACGTTGTATAGCCAGCACCGTTAGTTAGCTGGTTGTTATTGGTGATGTAGTTGGCGTTAGTAGCGCCTGTATAGCCCAAGTTCGCCAAGGTTAGGGTGTGAGAACCAAGGGCTGTAACGTGTCCATAGGTGTCAAGCGTCACATCTTGGATAACTGTGGCACCGCTGTTGTTTACGCTGCCCTGACTAGAGGTATCCGCGTGGCTGAGAGTACCTGACCCAGTAATAGTCCCACCTGTTAAACCACCACCCGTAGCGACAGATGTTACTGTACCCGTTGTTGTTGAATAACCGGAATCGTTGTTAAACCCACTGATGTTAATGTTGCCTTTGGTCAGCTTGCGCTGCGCATTAGACGTATCCACCACGACGAAGTAATCACCGTCACCATCGGCGGTTGACGTTGAAAGCTCGCTTAAATCTACATTAACGGTAACTGTAGC